ATTGCATTGCATAATGCAGCGGAAAACATGAGAAACAATACTTCTACAACATGCGTAAATATTGATGGATTTGAAATTACATCCGTTGATGTGTTGGCAAATTAAAGGAGGGTGAGTGATGGAACATTGGACGATAGACGAATGGATTGCCGATTTGGATAGTTGCGCTGATCAAAATTTATATTTTGAGATTAGCGGTTATGATGCAGGTCTTCTTCGAAATCAAATCAACCAATTGCGGAAAAAGAATAAACAGTTGCAGGAACTTGTTTTTGAGGCTTTTTGCGAAGGTTTCCAGGAAGGAAAAGATGGCGGATGGATAGTTGGGGCGGAATTTGAACCTTGGCGAAAAAGCCAATCGAAAGCTGAACTGAAAGAGGGTGAGTGATGCAAAACGAGATATGGGTGTTGAAGGGCCAACAACGGTTGGATGGGTCGGAGAGTTACATTGTTGAAAAATTCGACGATGAAGCGGAATGCAGGAAAGAGATGGAGCGGCTTCAGCGTGAGATGCCGGGCCATCATTTTTGGCTCGAGGGCCATTATTCAGAGGTCGCGGTCATCTCAAGAGAGGGGTTTTGGGTCGGAGATTAATTGTTTCGGTACCGAAACGATTGAGGGTCGATTTCAGGTCGATCAAGACGGAAAGATTTCGTTTACGGTGTAAGTCATTGAAATATAGTGTTTCCGTTTCCACCAGAAGTCTTATTTCATCTGTTGTCCTCTGATTAAGAGAGAGAGAGAAAGAGAAGAGAAAGGGTGGAATACGGGTTCGGAATGGAAACGGTAAATGGCGGAGTTGGGTTATGAATGAGCAACAACTGAAGGTTTGGTTCCGAGAGAACTGGGAAGGCTGGATGGCTTCGTATGAGCCTCGGCGTGGTGGAACTGTTGGCATCGCGGATTTGCAGATCCTCGTCAAAGGTCGGCTTGTGCCGATCGAACTCAAAGTCGGGGAATACGACGGAAGGTTCCTGCGAACGCATGATGTGCGTGCGGCTCAGGTCATGTGGCACCAACAGCTGTTGAAAGCTGGCGGATACAGCTGGTTCCTTGTGGGCGTTGGCGCGGAAAAGATCCCGGATCATTTGTTTCTTTTTGGCGGAGGACGCGCTGCAAACCTCCAGCATCGCGTTGAAGTCAAGGAATCTGAGAAACTTCCGCTCACTGGATTTTCCGGTTGTCTGCACGATGTGCTAGCATTTAGAATGGGTTGCTACACTTAACGATTTCTTTTTGCGTTCGTTTGGAATTGGAGCATACTCCCTTTCTCATTCTGAAGGGGAGAATGCAACGTGGCAAAAGCCTCAAAAGCTGTTGCGCTGCCACCGAAGCGCAGGAATTTCTGGATCAACGATGAAGTGAAGCACGAGGATCTCGCGGAGATCATTCGTCGTATTGCGGACGGCGAAAGCCTAACAAAAGTCTGTCAATCCTTGAATACAGACGGTTCAAAACGCTTCCCAAGTCCTGCAACTTTCCTTGCGCACATCAAAGAAGACCCTTATCTTTCAAAACAATACGCGCGAGCCATCGAGATGAGATCCGACATAAATGTCGAGATGATGATCGATATTGCCGATGACGATCCGAACCCTGCTCGTGCGCGAAATCGCATCGACACACGCAAATGGCACAATGAAAAGCTCGCCCCAAAGAAATATGGCGCGAAATTCTTGGCCGAAAACACATTGGATGTGAACATCAAGCAAAAGGTCGATTTGACCTTGATGCCGGCACAGGTGCGTGATCAGTTGCGCAATGCCTTGTTGAAACAGATCGAGCTCACAGCGAACGAGGTCGATTGATGAATCAGCACACCGCCTACGACACAGAGGAATTGCTCGAAAGCTACACGGCTGATGAGCTATTGTTCTTGCTCGACAAGGCGGAATGCGAGGAATCATTCGTCGAATTCATCAAACAAGCCTGGCACGTGGTCGAGCCGGGCCAAGACTACATTCACAACTGGCACATCGACATGTTGGCGGAGCACCTGACCGCCATCACCGATGGCCTCATGATCGATGATGAACGGTATTACAATCGCTTGCTCATCAACGTCCCGCCCGGCGCGATGAAATCATTGCTCGTGGGCGTTTTCTGGCCAGCGTGGGAATGGGGTCCGCGCAACATGCCGCATTTGCGATATGTCTGCGCCTCGCACGGACAGGACCTCGCCATCCGTGACTCGACCAAGATGCGCCGATTGATTCAGTCCGAATGGTATCAAGCTCGATGGGGCGATCGTGTCGTATTGACCGGCGACCAGAACGCAAAGACCAAGTTCGAAAACACCGCGACCGGGTTCCGCCAAGCCATTTCCGCTGGCGGGATCACAGGTGCTCGTGGCGACCGGGTCATCATCGACGATCCGCACACTGTTGAGTCGGCAGCCTCGGACGCAATGCGTGCCAGCACCATTGAGTGGTTCTTGCAAGCGGTCCCGACTCGTTTGAACAACCCCGATCGCTCGGCAATCATCGTCATCATGCAGCGTCTGCATGAAGAGGATGTCTCGGGCGTGGCGCTCGAAAAGAACTTGGGCTACGACCACATCATGTTGCCCATGGAATATGATCCCTCCAGAGCCGCTCCAACGCTCCTGGGAGCCGAAGACCCCAGAGAGGTTGCCGGTGAGCTGCTTTTCCCTGAACGGTTCCCACAGCACGTTGTGGAGCGCGACAAAGCGGCCATGGGCCCATATGCCGTGAGTGGTCAGTTCCAGCAGATCCCAACACCGGCCGATGGCGGCATAATCAAGCGCGATTGGTGGCAGCTCTGGGAGCATGACACGTTCCCTGCGTTCGATTACATCGTTGCCAGCCTCGACACGGCATACACGGAAAAGACCGAAAACGACCCATCGGCCTTGACCCTTTGGGGAGTTTACACGGAAGATCCGGTTTCGGCCGATGTCATGAAGCGGCCGTTGCACCATCGCGACATGTTCCAAAAGGAGCGTGGTTACAAAGCTCCCCATCCAAAGGTCATGCTCGTTTATGCGTGGACCGAGCGGCTCGAGCTTCATGCATTGGTGACAAAGGTTGCCGAAACCATGAAACGGTTCAAGGCTGACGCAATCCTCATTGAAGACAAAGCCGCAGGGCATTCGGTGGCGCAGGAGCTTCGTCGGCTCTACAATCACCTCGGCTTCATGGTCATCACCGACAACCCCAAAGGCATCGACAAACCATCCCGACTTTATTCCGTTCAGCACATCTTCGCTGAGGGCATTGTTTATGCCCCAGACAAAAGCTGGGCGGATCAAGTCATCACCCAAACCTCGGTGTTCCCAAAGGGCAAGCATGACGATCTTGTTGACACTGTGTCAATGGCCTTGCGTTATTTGCGAAAGACAGGCATGATTGCTCGTCCCGAAGAAGTCCAAAACGATTACGAATCGAGCATGCAGCATCGCGGAGCGCCTCCTGCTCCGCTTTACGCCGTCTGATATAAGCGAAGGAATAGGATATGGCGCTCACCCCCGGCCTCAGCCCAAACATCCGTCTGCCCGGTGAAGTGCCTGAAGAGCTTCAGCATGAGGGCATCGAGATCGAGCTCGAGGATGAAGGCGACGCACCCAATCTCGATGAGAATGGCAATCTTCTCACAATCGAGCATGGGGATGGGTCGGTCACGCTGACGCTCGATGGCTCTCCGTTGGAGACCTTTGATGACATGAGCCCAGAGGGATGGTTCGACAACCTCGTCGATCGCATCAATGAGGCTGAATTGAGCCGCATGGCCGAGGAATTGTTGAAAGGCGTTCAGGATGACCTCGATTCTCGGAAAGAATGGATTGACGACCGGGCGCAAGGCATCAAACTTATGGGACTCAAGATTGAGATCCCTGGACTCACTGGAGCCGCCGATGGAGCGCCTGTGGAGGGAATGTCGCGTGTTCGACACCCGCTCTTGCTTGAGGCGGTGCTCCGCTTCCAGGCTAACGCACGGAGCGAACTGCTCCCGACTGATGGACCAGTGAAGATCCGCGAGGACAACAACAATGCCGACCTCGCCTCCGACCAGCTCGCGAACGATCTTGAGAACGATCTTAATCATTACCTCACCAGCACCGCGAAAGAGTATTACCCCGACACCGATCGGATGCTACTCATGCTTGGCTTTGGTGGTACTGCCTTCAAAAAGGTCTATTTCTGCCCCCTCCGTGGTCGCCCAGTCAGCGAATCGATCGACGCCGACGACCTCATCGTCAACAACGCCGCGACTGATTTGAGCAATGCCAAGCGCATCACCCACCGCATTTACATGCGGCCATCGACTGTGAAGCGCATGCAAATCCTCGGTGTTTACAAAGACATTGAGCTGAGCACCCCGAAGCAAACGGACTACGACGCCGCCCAGCGCGAAAAGCTGGCCCAGCAAGGCATAGCCCCGGACTCAATGAACCCGGAAGATCGTGACCGCGAGATATATGAAATCTATTGCGAGCTGAACATTCCGGGCTTCGAGCATAAACACAAGCGCAAAGAAACCGGGCTGGAAATCCCCTACAGGGTGACAATCGATGTCTCAAGCAAACAAATCCTTTCCATCGTTCGCAACTACGATGAGGAAACTAAAGAGCTTCCCGAAGCTCGCCAGAACTTTGTCAAATATACCTTCGTGCCGGGCATGGGGTTTTATGATTTGGGTCTCTTGCACATCCTAGGAAACACGACCAATGCTATCACTGCTGCTTGGCGCGAATTGCTGGATGCTGGCATGTATGCCAATTTCCCCGGCTTCCTTTACGCCGATACTGGCGCACGTCAAAACACAAATATCTTCCGAGTTCCGCCGGGAGGTGGTGCTTTGGTCAAGACTGGTGGTATGCCGATCAACCAAGCTGTGATGCCGCTGCCCTACAAAGAGCCATCGTCCGCGCTCATGACGCTCGTGGACAACATGGCTCAAACCGGCATGCGCATTGGCGGCACGGCCGAGCAAGCCGTGGGCGAAGGCAAACAGGATGCGCCGGTCGGCACCACGATTGCATTGATTGATCAGGCAACAAAGGTGCTGAACGCTGTTCACAAGCGCATGCACGCCTCGCAAGCCGAGGAATTCGCGCTTCTCGTTCGTTGCTTCAAAGAAAATCCTGAATCATTCTGGCAAAAGAATCGCCGCCCGGCCCGAAAGTGGGATCAGGAAACCTTCATCCGTGCGCTGAGCCAAGTCGATCTTGTTCCGCAAGCCGACCCAAACACGGCCTCGCAGACCCAGCGCCTCATGAAGATCGTCGCGTTGAAGCAGATTCAGGCGCAGAACCCGACGCTCTACGACCCGATTGCAATCGACACTGCTGCATTGCAAGCGGTCGGTTGGTCGAACCCTGAGCAATTCATGATCCCGCCGCAAGCTCGCGGCAATCCGCCTCCGGAAATGCAGCAAAAGGTTGCTGAGCTTCAAATCAAAAAGCAAGACAGCGATGCGAAGCTGATGACAGCCAAGGGCAAGCTGGCCTTGGATCAGGCAAAGATCCAGCTGGACAACATGAAACTGCAACAAGAAGGCCTCGCCGCTGGCCAGCAGGGATCGCATGGTCCGACCGAGCATGAAAAGCGCGTCGATCAATCGGAATTGATGATCAAACAGCAACTCGCCAACGTGAAAGCAGCCGACACCAAAATCAAAGCCGCTCAGCTCGCCGCGAGCATGAAAAAGGATCGCATGGACAATGCGGTCGAAGAGCAGGAAATGCTCGCAAAAGAGCGAATTCAGATGATCGATCTCGCGCAAAACATCGCGGTTCATCCTGAAAGCGAACAAGTCGTCCGCAATCTGCTTGGCACGGTCATCCCTGCCATCACCGGGAAGCAACCGCAATGACTCATGGTATGAAACCAATTCGCGTTGGCCTTGAGGACGGCGGAACACCGCTTCCGAACGAGCAATTGGACACTCATCCCGAAGATTTCCGTGAAACAAACAAGCTCGGACTTTATTCCGAGGCGGCTGAAAAAGCACGTGAAGCGAAACAGGAGCGTATGCCCCCGGACCAATGGCATAAATATCTGCTTGGGCGTGGCGTGAAGCCCGACGAAATAAAATGGTCCGGCTTCGATGACGCATTTCAAGGGCAGAAGTCTGTTGGCAAGCACGAAGTCGGGGCTCATTTCGATGCGAACGCACGCGACAACTACGATGAAACGGTGAAGGACAACCGTTTTTCGGACATGGACATCCAACAACTCGCTGACAAAGTTGTTCAGAATCCGGAGCTGCTGAAAGGCCATCCTGAAGAGGAATATCTTCTCGCAAACATGGAAACAATCAAGCACGGAGCCGGGCCAAACACTGCTCCCGGCCGATTGAAAGTGCTTCAGTCCGATTCGCTCATGAATAATTTCCGTCGAGAATTGATTGATCTGAAAGAAAAGCACAGAACACAATATGACGACTCGGCCTACCTCGTTCCGGATGAAAATAAGACGAACTATCGGGAAGTCATCGTCCAGCATCAGCCAGAGCGCGAAGTTTTTCACGCGAGAAACCATTGGAATGAACCAAATCCGTTGTTTCACGTCCGAATGGCCGACACAATGTCGGAAAGTCCGACAAAACCTGCTCCGAATTACATTGTTTTCGACAATGGAACGAACCGCAAGCTCGGTTGGCATGACTCCCCGGAAAATGCCCAAAAGCAAATCGATGGATTCGATGAAAACAAATTTGGCATTCCAAAGAACAGATTGAGTTTTTATCGTTCGCAGGGCAAAGGTGCGCCTCAAAAGACCTTGCATGTCGAAGAAATTCAATCGGACTGGGGCCAAAAAGGGCGTCAAAGGGGATTCACGGACCGTCCCGATGCAGACATGTGGCGAGACGTCGAAGAAAAACATAACGAATTGAATCGAATTCAGGCGAACAACAGAAAAGATCTTGTCGATCTTTGGAAAAGCCGTTCGGAAGGACAAAGCCATTTTGGAGACGAAACATACGATCGTCTTCTAAACTCCTTAACTCATCAAGAAATCGCAGACAGTCTCGGAGAAGACACCGGGAAAGAGCATAAACAAGCGGAGCAAGCCCTTGCTGATGCGCAACGAGTTTATGCCCATTCAACTCCCCGCGCTCCGCACATTGAAGACACAAACAAATGGACCGACCTTGCGCTGAAGCGGATTTTGCATGAAGCCGCGCATGGCGGCCACAAAGCAATTATGATCACCGATGGAGAAGAGCAGAAAAACCGTTGGGGAAATGAAGAGGGCCTCCAACATTTTTACGACACTGTTGTCCCGAGCCGCCTTCAAAAGCTGATCAATCAACATGATCCATCGATAAAGGTTCGTCACATTGCTCACGACTTCACTGGCTCTCGTGGCGACACTGAAAGAGTCGGCGTGCATCATTTGCAGTTGACGCCAAAGGCGATTGAATCAATCAAGCAAGGTCAAAAGCTCTACAAGCGCGGTGGCGACGTAGAGGCTCCGGTTGCCAAATCCAAAAATATCAGACACAATCCCGCGATTATTGGGCATGCGCTCAATATGGTTCGTTCTCGGCCGCAAGACACGAACCCACCCCTCAGCGGCAAACAGGGACGCCTGTTCTAATTAACCTCCGGAGCCACCCATGTCTCAGACCGCCAAGACTGCGCGGGAAGCAATGAAAGCGAAAGCCAAGCGCCTCACATCTGCTGATCCGCATACGAAAGTTGATTCGTCCACTTGGACACCACCAGAAGCAGAAAATGCCAGCTCGCAAACTGGCATGCGCCCCGTCAGCAAACGTGCTTTCAAAAAGGGCGGCAAAGTCATCGGCAAAGCCGAAGGCCACAAATCTGCTCATCGTGCTGACCGGACGCCCCGTAAGTCGGGCGGAAAAGCACTCACGGCGAATTCGTTGATCAATCGAAATGCGAAAGATGCCAATGAAGAACGTGATGGCATCAAGCACATTGGCGGTTTGAGGCATGGGGGCAGAGCCCATAAATTTTCCGGCGGCATTGGCGAAAATCCTGTCGGGATGCAAAACCGCATGATGGGCCAAGCTGCTGGCATGCGCAAGCACGGCGGCAAAACCATGAGCCGTCGTCATCGCGAATATGGCGGTGCGGACCCGATCGGAACGATGATCGAGGCGAATCCAGAGCCAATGCGCGAAATGGAAACGCTGAATGCGAAGTCTCCACAAACCGAGCAAGCTCCTCCTCCGGAAAAGAAAATGCCTCACAAGGCAATTCCGAAAGGCGGATTGCCCGGCGAGAAGCGCGGCGGTCGCACGGACGGCCACAAAGTCGAATGGCTGCACCATAAAAAGCCGCACCACGCCAAGGGCGGCAAAACCATGCACCCGGATGAAGCCGAAGATAAAAAACTCATCAAGAAAATGGTGAAGCCATCTGCTCTCGAGCACAAAAAGCACGGCGGCGAGGCCCATGGCCCAGATTGCCGTTGCCACAAGTGCTGGGGCGGTAAAACGGAAAAGAAAAAAGGCGGCGGCGTCTTCAAGGGCGAAGGCTATCCTTTCAAAGTTCCCGGTGAAGTCAAGGGCGGACGCTCGGCCCATGCCCATGGCGGCAAGGCTGGAAAAGGCAAGATGAACGTGAATATCATCATTGCCTCCGGTCACCATGACAAAGGCGCGATGGGCGGTCAGCCAATGCCGAACGCACCCGTTTCTCCGCGCACGCCTCCAGTGGGCGCAGGGATGCCGATGCCTCCTCCGGGGATGATGCCTCCGGGCGGTGGCGCACCGGGCGCTGGTGGGCCTCCTATGCCTCCTCCGGGCATGATGCCACGTAAGTCGGGTGGTCGCACGACTTATCCAATCGATTCGGGCGCTGGCGGCGGAGAAGCTCGCCTCGAAAAGATCAAG